AAACGTAGCTACAGGAAGAGGATTCTTTGAGGGGGCAGGAAGGAATGCACTGTTTGGTGCTATTGGGGGAGGGTTTGCAGGAGGACTCACTCAAACCGCTAACCTTGCTGCTCAAGCAGGTAATATAGGATTGTTAACCACTACTGCTCAACTTGCTCCATATGCTCCAGGGTTTGGATCTATTGCTTTAACTTCTGCTGCTAGTAGTCTCCTCGCTCCTCCACAGTTACCAACATTTTCTACTCCAGTACAAACACAAGGAGTAGCTCAGCTCCAACAGTTTAACTCACAGCAACTAAGCGTCACTGGCAGTGGTGGTGGACAGGCTGCTGCTTCACTGGCTGAGGCTATTAAGAGAAGTAAAGCACGTAAATTAACTCAAAGAGATGTGGGAGATCTTAGTATAGATACCGCTTCCTTTGCAGGAACAGGACTACAATTTGCCTAACGAAAAGAGTGCCAGTAAAAGATATGCTAATTTATCAAGAGACAGGCAGTGCTTCTTAACAAGAGCATGGGACGGAGCAGAAGTTACCATCCCTTTTATATTACCTAGAGATCAATCACAGAACCAAGATTTACCTACTCCCTTCCAAGGTATTGGAGCACGAGGAGTAAATAATTTATCTGCCAAGTTACTCTTGACACTCTTCCCCCCTAACAGTCCCTTCATTAAGTTCCAGATAGATGACTTCACACTACAAGAGTTGGAAGCTGAACGTGCTCCTGTAGAGGAAGGTCTAAATTCTATGGAGAGAGCTGTTAATGATGAGGTAGAAGCCAAGGCAATGAGAGTGCCACTCCATGAGGCACTGAGACACTTGATTATTTGTGGTAATGCTCTGCTGTTTGTAGACAAAGACAACCTGATACGAGTGTTCCACCTGGATCAGTATGTAGTACGGAGAGATCCACAGGGACAAGTGTTAGAGATTATCATAATGGAAGAGATGTCCCGGGAATTGTTTAGAGATATCTTTGGACATAACCCTCCAACTGAGGGGAACACTGGTGCTGATGGTGATGATAAACCATTAGAACTATACACTGTAGTTAAACTACATACAGATGGTAAGGTACATATTCATCAGGAAGTATCTAATAAAATTATACCTGAAACGAGGAGTATCATACCTAAAGAGAAGAACCCCTACTTAGCACTGCGGTGGAGTAGGATAGATGGTGAAGATTATGGAAGAGGTTTTATAGAAGAATATCTTGGAGACTTGAAGGCACTAGAAGGACTCTCCAAGGCTATCCTAGAGGGATCTGCTGCGGCAGCTAGGGCAATATTTTTAGTACGTCCGAATGGTACAACTAAGTTAAAGACAATATCCCAAGCTCCTAACTTAGCGGTACGACAAGGAAATGCAGACGATGTGTCAGTCCTACAGATGGATAAGTTTAATGACTTCAGAGTAGCACGAGAGACACTGGAATCTATCGAGCGTAGAATGGCTGCAGCCTTCCTGTTAAACCAAAGTGTTCAACGTGATGCTGAGAGAGTTACAGCTGAAGAAATTAGGTTCCTAGCTAATGAGCTAGAGACTAGCCTTGGAGGGATCTATAGTCTTCTGTCCAATGAACTACAACTACCACTAGCTAAGAGAATAATCAATAGTTTAGAAAAGCAAGAGAAGTTACCCAAGTTACCTAAAGATACTGTAGAGCCTGTTATCATTACGGGGTTTGAAGCATTAGGTAGAGGTAACGATGCTAATAAACTAGCTACCATGACTCAGACACTAGCAAGTACTATAGGCCCAGAGGCTCTGATACAGTATTTGAATGTTTCAGATTACATTAAGAGGATTGGAACGGGCTTTGGTATAGACATGAAGGGATTAATTAAAACTGAAGAACAGGTACAACAAGAACAACAGCAAGCAGCTCAAGCCCAACAGAGGGCAGAGATGGCTAAAGCTGGCACACCTAATGCAGTGACGCAAGGTGGAGAAATGATAAGGGAGCAACGACAAGAAAATGCCTAAGGTAAAAAATACAAACAAGAAGGAAGAGATTAAAGCAGAAGAGAAGAGAGTACGATCAGTAACTAGTAAGGCACAGCTTAAAGACGTAGAGATAGTTAATGAAATCCTTGAACAGAAGAAGGAAGTAACTACTCGTGGTTCCATGCCAGCTACTTATACCAAAATCAAGTTACGAAATGGTACTATAAAAGAAACCTATGGAGAGAGGTATAATCAATAATGGCTGATACTATGACAGTACCTAATGAGACTGTTTCTCTATCAGCTGAGGAAGAATACAATCAGGATATGGTTGGCAAGGCAGCCGATGATGGAGCAACAGTTGAACAAGAGGCAATAGAAACACCAGAGGATAAATTTGGTGGTGACTATGACAAACTTAAAGCAAGCTATGAAGAACTAGAAAAGAAATTACATTCACCTAAAGTCCTTGATGAAACACAAGAAGGTTTAGGTATTCCCCAAGACCCTCCATTAGCTGAGGGACAAATAGACATGGCAGCTCTAACTGAAGAATGGACTGCTAATGGTGGGTTATCTGATAAGAGCTATAAGAACTTAGAGTCTGCTGGTGTTACCAGAGACATAGCTGACCAATTTATAGAAGGACGTAAAGCTGTGGGTATACAAATGGGTAACACTATTAGACAATCTATTGGTGGTGATGAGATATATTCTGAGATGACTAAGTGGGCTCAGGCCAACTACAGTCAAGATCAGTTAGTGGCATATAACGCTGCAGTACAGAGTGGTAACATGGGTACTGCTACGATGGCTGCCAAGGCATTGAAGTCTGACTACCAGAACGATACAGGTATGGAAGGTAAGACTTACGGAGGTAAACATATTGACTCTGAGGGTGGTGGTGATGTGTTCCGTAGTACTGCTCAGGTAACTACTGCCATGAAAGATCCAAGATATGAGTATGATACTGCATTCCGCAAGGATGTATTAGATAAATTAGATAGATCAGATGTTTTCTCGCAAGGGAAGCTGTAAGCTAATATATTAAACAAGTAAACACTGGCTGACTGCGGTCAATAACCTAAGTTGAAAGTTAAATAAAACTAGCATTTGTATAACAGGTAGTTTTTATTAACTTTAAATAGGAGAACGCTATGTCAGCAACTGACACTTCTGCACCAGTTCTAACTATGACCCGAACTGGTCAGGCGAACTCCACTGGTAGTTCCTCTGCATTATATTTAAAAGTATATGCAGGTGAAGTATTGACGGCATTTGAGCAAGCCTCTGTGACGATGGACAAGCACGTTATTCGTTCCATCTCCTCTGGTGTATCAGCCCAGTTTCCGTTGGTTTGGAAGACTGCTGCTATTGAATATGCTTATATCAATGGTAGTGGTAATACTGGAACCACTGGTGTACAGTTGGATGGTACTATCATTCACAAGAATGAGAAGGTCATTCCAATTGATGGTCTCTTGATTGCAGATCATTTTGTTAACAACCTCGATGAGGCTATGTCTCACTTTGAGGTACGTTCTATTTATGCTAAGGAAGCTGGTATTGCCCTTGGTACACAATGGGACAAAAACGTATTACAAGAAGGCGTATTAGGTGCTCGTTCCTCTACTCTCGTTACCACTGGTAATGGTGGTACAGTTCTTACGAATGCCTCTTATAGTACTTCTGGTTCAACTCTTGGCTCTGGTTTGTTTGATGCGGCTGAGCAGTTGGATGAAAATAATGTACCTGAGGATGACAGATATATGTATATCCGTCCTGCTCAATATTACCTTATGGCAGAAACGACTGACCTGATCAACCGTGATTGGGGTGGACGTGGAGTATTCGCTGAAGGTGAAGTAATGAAGGTAGCTGGTATTCACATTGTGAAAACTAACAACCTCCCGATTACCACGATCTCTGATTCTACTGGAGTCACGACTCATGAAGCTAACTTCTCTACGACTAAAGCTCTTGTCATGCACAAGTCTGCGGTTGCTACAGTTAAACTTCTGAATCTTGCAGTAGAAACTGAGTATCTTATTATGAACCAAGGTTGGATCATCGTGGCTAAGTACGCAATGGGGCATAGCTTCATTCGTCCTGAAGGTTGCGTTGAATTTAAAACCTCTTAAGCGAAAGGAGAATAACTATGTCGGATATTGCTGATGTTGGAAGTTATCTTCCTGTCGCTGCAAACACTGTTACAAATGTTTCTTTGCATACAGTATTTGGTAATAATGATACTGTTGGTACATCATACGAATTAATTACTAAC